GCCCTTACATCTTCACCAACTTGGTCCGTGAGAATGGAAGCCAGGTTGATCCGGAGTTGGATTGGACGGACGAGGATGTGTACGATTACGTCTATGGGCTGGAAGGAGATTACAAAGGTGGGAAAGGGTATAAAGAAACTAGCAGCACTCGAAGCTAATGACTCCCCACACAATGAAGATGAATGGCTTGTCCAAGAGCAGCTAAAGTTGGAACAGCTAGCCGTAGATGAAGCCGTCCACCAGTACGAGCTTCGCAAGGCCAGTGGGAAGCCGTTACCGCCTCACTTTGCCCTTATTAACATGGGCATGAAGCCGTTGACTGAAGCGATTCGGCGGTTCCTAGTGTCTGGTCATGGTCGGGAGATTTCTTCGGCAGTCCGTCAGTATATTGCGGACATGAAGCCGGAGCATCTGGCGTTTCTGACGTTGCACACATTAATCACGGAGCACGTAAACAAGGGCTACTCGCCCCTGCCCAGGCTGGCAATCCAAGTTTACAACGCAATCCGTGACTACAAGGAATATCACAAATTTAAGGCCGAAAAGCCGAAGCTCGTGCGGACCATTTTGTCTAATCTTCGCACAAGCCACATGCGTCATCGACGAAAAGTGATTTTCCGAGCTAAGCGGCTGTTTGGCGTACCGGATGACCCCAGGCCGAAAGCGGCTGCTGAAATTGGAGCGAAGCTGATTGACTTATTGATTGCTAACACGGGCATGTTTGAAATTCGGGAACACTACGACCTCACAGGCCGAACGTCGGACATTGTGGTGTTGTCTGATGCCGCTAGGAAGTGGCTAGACAAGGCGCACCAATACGCATGTGACATTCTTCGGCCTAAGTACATGCCGATGGTCATAGAGCCTAAGCCTTGGACCAGCTTCGATGATGGTGGTTACTACACGCTTAGACTCGAAGCTATCAAAGACCTGCAAAATATCGAAGACTACCTGGACAACGTTGACTTGTCCAAGGTGTTTGAAGCGCTCAATGCCTTGCAGGCTACCAGGTGGAGAGTCAACAAAGACGTGTTGGCAGTAGTGGAAGAAGTGTGGAAGCTGCCGGGCAAACTCGGCCTGCTACCTTCTACTGATGTAGAGCTTCCTGATAAGCCTTGGGAAGCGATAGGCATGGATTATGGGGAATTTAAGGAACAACACCCGGACCAGGTGCGGGCCTGGAAGAAGACCGTGACCACCATTCTGAGCGACATGATAGCTGAAAAATCAAAATATATCGCTGCTGGCCGCACACTAAGCATTGCCAAACAGATGGTCCAGTATGAGGCCATCTACTTTCCTTGGACTATGGACTTCCGAGGCCGTATGTACCCGGTTCCAGCTTTCCTTAATCCCCAGGGTGATGACCTAGCTAAAGGGCTGCTGGAATTTGCTAATGGTGTAGAGCTAGGTGAAAGTGGTGTGAAGTGGTTGGCTATCCATTTGGCGAACTGTTGGGCGAACACAGACCCGAAGCGTGGAAAGCCCACAGACAAGCTGCCGTTTGAAGACCGGATAGCATGGGTTCACGAGAACGAAGACATGATTTTGGATGCAGCGAACAACCCACTGGACGGCACCAAGGCTTGGACTGAGGCCGATGAGCCGTGGCAGTTCCTAGCTGCGTGCTTCGAGTGGGCCAAATACAAGCAGTATGGGCCTTCGTACAAGTCCCATCTGCCGGTCAGTGTAGATGGTTCTTGTAATGGTCTGCAACACTTCGCTGCCCTGCAACGAGACAAGAAAGGAGGTGAAACGGTCAACTTGATTCCAAGTCCTGAGCCTTCGGATGTGTACGCAAAAGTAGCAAAGGCGGCTACGGAAATAGCACGCTCAAGCGAAGACCCGATAGCTCAGGTATGGCTAGAGGCATGTGGTGGCGAAATTACCCGAGCCTGGACCAAGCGGAATACCATGACAATTCCCTATGGTGTCACCAAGGAAGGGATGAAAATCCAGATTGCTAAAGAGCTAAAAGAGCTACGAGAAGTTGGGCCGGAATTTGCTGAACTGAAGGACAAGTTGTTCCTCAGTGCAGCAGTCCTGGCCGAAATCAACACTAAAGCCATTCAAGCTACCTTGTCTTCTGCAATGGAAGTAAAGGTGTGGCTCCAAAATGTGGCGAAAATCTTTAATGAGCATGAGCTACCGATTTGCTGGACTACGCCCACGGGGTTCCGTGTAGTCCAGCGTAAGCGGAAGCATAAGCTCATCAGGATTGAGACGTTCTTTGGGGTTACACGCCTCAAAAACAAGGAAAAAGCCAAAAAGGTGACGGGTAAGCGTATGACCGTAGCCGAAAGCACGGAACAACTAGACAAGACCCGGCAACGGCATGGGATTGCGCCTAATGTAATTCACAGCTTGGATGCCTCCCACCTGGTGTTCACTGTGCGGGAGTGTCTGGCCCAGGGTATCAAAGATTTTGCTATGGTCCATGACTCATACGGCTGTCACGCTGGTCACCTGGACACGATGGCAGGAGTGCTTAGAGAGCAGTTCGTGAAGCTCTACAGTGAAAACCGGCTGCAAGACCTTTATGAACAGTTTAAAGCTCAGTTGGGGGAAGGTGTAGAGCTTCCTGAACCTCCACCACTAGGAAACCTGGACATTAACGACGTTAAGAACAGTCTCTATTTCTTTGCCTAAACCTGGTCATTAAGGAGAATGCTATGCTCATTACAAAGCAGGCTAGAAAGCTCATTGCTTACGGCTATGCGGCATGGCTAGCCGAAGAACCCTTACCTGCAGACTTCGTCTTCTGGCTTTACACCAACGGTCTAAGCGTTCGGGCCGTACTCAACCTGTTCAAGCGGTACGACAAGCTGTCTGACATTATCCGTGAACTCGAAAACTAAGGAGGAAAACATATGGCAAACACTGAAAAACCGAAGCGTATTGTAACCCCTGTTGGCATTGCTCAGTACCCCTGGCTTCAGAAGCCCAAGACCATCTTCAAAGAGGAAGGCGAGTACACCACTAACCTTATTCTGAGCGAAGAAGATGCCCAACCTATCCTGGACGAAATCAACAAGATGACCGAGGAAGCGTTTGCCGAGTACTACAACCAGGCGAAACCGGCTAAGCGTAAATCCATGACTAAGCATTACCCGTATGAGCCGGAAATTGATGAGGCCACAGAAGAACCTACGGGCAATATCATCCTGAAGTTCAAAACATCGGCAACCATAAAGAACAAGCGGACTGGAGAAAAAGAGTCACGCACGTTGCCGATTTTCGACAAGGCAGGAAAGCTGGTGCCCACTGACAAGCCCATCTATACCGGCTCGAAAATCCGAATCAACTTCACTCCCGTGCCCTACTACGTCGCTGCTACCAACCTGGTAGGCGTCACGCTCTATCTTAACGCTGTCCAGGTGTTGGAGTTTGCGCCTAGTGTTGGATCGGCTGCTCGTTTCGGCTTTGACGTAGTGGAAGACGAAGAAGACATGCCGTTTGAAATGGAGGGAAGTGAAGGATTGACGGATGAAGAAGACTTCTAAGAAGAAACTGACGCCAAAACAAAGGGGGATAATTGAAGGGTACAGATCAGGCTTAGAAGAACTCAACGCAAACTGGCTAAAACAACTAGGTGTCCAAGTAGAATACGAGGCGTATAAACTTCAGTACGTTATTCCCTCAAGAGTCCACCTTTACACACCTGATTTTATCCTGCCTAACGGTATAATCATCGAAACCAAAGGAAGGTTTATCGCCAAAGACAGACAGAAACACTTACTTCTAAAGGCTCAGTATCCAGACTTGGATATTCGCCTGGTGTTCTCAAACCCCAATAACCGGCTCTATAAAGGCTCACCTACGACGCATGCAGCCTGGGCCGAAAAGAACGGGTTTGTGTGGGCCAAGCAGCTAATCCCCAAGGCTTGGATTGATGAGCCTTACAGTGAAGCCAGATGGAAAGCTATCAAGGAGGCAATGAAACGATGACGCAAAAGGAAGCTCTGATTTCTTATCTACTGTCCGGCAAGTCCATTACTCCACTGAAAGCGTGGCAGGAGTTCGGTATTACCCGCCTTGCTGCTCGTATCCATGAGCTTCGGAAGGAAGGGTGGGAAATCGAATCGGAAATTCGACGGTCTTTCTCTGGAAAGAACTATGCCAGGTATTCGCTGAAAGCTGCGCCGAAGGTGATGTTTGGCTAAAACCTATCATGGCCCGGCTACCATACCAGGCTTTTTCTATAGGAGGAACCCATGAACTTTGCGTTACCTGACCACTACATAATTCTCAAGAAACAAGGGGACTTCTTTCTACTGTGGAACGGGGAAAAGACCTTCTTCGTGTTTCAAGACGGCGGTGATTACCTGCGGCTTCTTCTGAGCGTAGCTGAAGGCGGAGACCACGTCTCCACAAGCGACCTGCAAGAACTGGCTTTAGTGTTATTCGACGAACTGATTGCAACAAGGGGGGCCGAAAATGGGACTCACTCTTGCTGACATGATGGACCGAAACTCTCCGGTGGCTGTAGATCATGAGCGTAGGCTTGTCGTCTTCTACAACGGTTTCCGGGGCTTTGTTGTGACGAGGTTCGATGAAGCCAACAACGTTCAGCTTCTACGTCTGGTAGTGAAAGACGTAGAGGACTACGAACTGCGGGAAATCTTCACGCTGGGGCGGCTGATTCTCGACGGCTTCTGTGAAGAAGATGAGGAAACCAAAGGCACCAAACCTAAGAAATCACTGGATGACTGCCTAGAAGGAAAAACTCTGCTGGTAGATTTGGCAGCCCAAGCAGTGGCTATTGCCTCTACCCCAGGACGGGTGTGGGTGTACCGCTATAACCCCTACGCTAGTGCTTGGCCGTTCCATCCGGCAACACTGGTTGAAGTAGTGGACACTAAAGGTGAGTACATTACCGACCCGCACCATTCTGATGTACAGGAACTTGTGCGGCGGTACAAAAGCTAACGATAAGGAAGGGTAAGGTGTATGGGTGGGAAATTTGTAAGACATGGACCGTGCCCACATTGTGGTTCGTCAGATGCCTACTCATTGTATTCGACCGGCTCAGCGTTTTGCTTTTCTTGTCAGGCCTACGATAAGGTAGCTTACCAACAGACTCCGGCAACCACTACCATGAAAGCTGCTTCTGATACGCTGTTACCAGTTGACCAATTCAAGCCCCTGCAAAAGCGGAAGATCACAAAAGCGACCTGCGAGTTCTACGGCTACTTTGTATCAACCTACAAAGGCCGTCCTGCCCAGGTGGCTCCTTACTACAAAAAGCGGAAGCTGGTGGCACAACACCTTCGCTTTCCTGATAAAGACTTCATTTGGCTTGGGAAACCGAATGACGTGGAGCTATTTGGGCAACACTTATGGTCCCCTGATAGCCCACGCCTCATCATCACGGAAGGGGAGATAGACTGCCTCAGTGTGGCTCAAGTCTTTGGCTTGAAGTGGCCGGTAGTGAGCGTGCCTAACGGCGCTCAATCAGCGAAAAAGGCAGTCTTAGCTAATCTTCACTTTGTCAACCAGTTCCCTGAAGTGGTGCTTGCCTTTGACAACGACGAGCAAGGCAAGAAGGCTGCCCAAGAAGTGGCAGCAGTCCTGACGCCTGGACGGGTAAAGCTGTTCCGTTACCCATCCGAAGAAGTGAAAGACCCCAATGAACTACTGCAAGCAGGCCAGGGCCAGATGATCGCCCAGGGCGTCTTCCAGGCTGTCCCGTATCGGCCAGACGGAATCATTGCCGGAACGGAACTGTATGACGCCATGTGGTCGGAGCTTGCTGAAGGATTCTCATCGCCCTACCCTGCTCTGAATGACCTGCTGTATGGGTTCCGAAAAGGCGAACTGTACTTGTTCACAGCAGGCAGCGGCATCGGTAAATCAACTATCGTCCACGAAATAGCCGCTCATTTCCTACGAGAGCATAAGCTGAAGATCGGCGTATTGGCTTTAGAGGAAAGTAAACGGCGAACTGCGGAACGCTACGGTACGGTAGTACTCAATAAACCGTTACACCTACCGCATATCAAAGCTGCTCTTTCAGAAGAAGAAAAGAAGAAAGCCTTTGAGGAAACCATAGGCAGCGGGAGGTTCTGGCTCTATGACCATTGGGGAAGTACTCAGATTGGCACTCTCCTTAATAACCTTCGCTATCTTGCTGTGGGGTGTAAGGTTGACTGGATAGTCCTGGACCACATTAGTATTGTGGTATCAGGGCTAGATGACCTAAGAGATTCAGAACGTCAAACTATCGACCGGCTGATGACTAAACTTCGGCAGCTTGTAGAAGAAACAGGTGTCGGAGTTCTGGCCGTAGTCCATCTTAGCCGCCCTAAAGACGGAAAAAGTTGGAACGAAGGCAGGGCCGTGTCCCTTACTTCGCTTAGGGGTTCCGGTGCCCTGGAGCAGTTGTCTGATGTGGTGATTGCCCTGGAGCGGAACCAGTACAGCGACGACCCGGACCTGTCCGTAGTACGAGTTATCAAGAACCGTCCTATCGGAAAAATAGGGAAAACAGATGTGCTCAGATACAACCACAACACAGGGAGGCTGCTACCCGTAGAAGCTGGCGATTTTAACGCTGACGAAGAACTGTTCTAGTTAGAAAGGGGGTGAGTGTCTGTGCTCGTTTTCGATTTAGAGACAAACGGGCTGCTCCATGAGCTAACCAAAATTTGGACCCTAATAATCTATGACACCTACACGAAGCGCTACACTCGGTACGACCTTTATGACGTGCCTAAAGGGATCGAACGGCTCAGCAAAGCTGATGCCATTGTAGGCCACAACATCATTAGCTTTGATTTACCAGCGATCAAGAAAGTTTTCCCGGACTGGACCTTCCAGGGTGAAGTGCTTGATACGCTGGTATGGGCAAGGCTGGTCTTCCCTGACATTCGAGATTCAGACTTCGGCAGATTCAAGAAAGAGATGCTTCCAGGCCAACTAATCGGTAGTCATTCCCTGGAAGCCTGGGGATACAGGCTGGGAGTGCTCAAGGGTTCCTATGGGAAGCAAGACGGCGCTTGGAATCAGTGGACGCCTGAGATGAGCGCCTACTGTGAACAAGACGTGCGGGTGACAGTGAAGCTGTTGGAGCTTCTGCAATCTAGGGAAGTCTCGCCTGAAGCTCTGGACTTGGAACATGCAGTGGCTCGTATTATCACCAGGCAAATGCAGCATGGCTTCCATTTCGATCAAGCGAAAGCTGAAGCCCTGTATATCGAATGGGTAGCTAGGCGAGAAGAACTCCACCAAAAGCTCCACGAAATGGTGCCACCTTTCTATCTTCCCAAAGACAAGGAATCGTTTGTGCCCAAAGCTAACAACAAGCGGTTCGGCTACATTAAAGGGGCACCTTGCACCCGTATTGAACTGACGGAGTTTAACCCTAGCTCCAACCAGCACATAGCAAAGCTGTTCCAAGACCGTTATGGATGGAAACCCACGGAGTTCACGGAAAAGACCGGGGAACCCAAGATAGACGAAAACGTCTTGAAGGGCCTGGACTATCCAGAAGCCAAACTCATTGCTGAGTTTTGGGTTATCCAAAAGCGTATCAGCCAGTTAGCCGAAGGCGACGAAGCCTGGCTGAAGCTGTATGACCCGAAAACCGGCGCAATTCACGGGTACGTCAATTCGTGTGGTGCCGTTACCGGGCGCATGACTCATAGCCACCCGAATATCGCCCAGGTTCCGGCTAGTTATTCGCCTTTAGGGGCCGAGTGTAGAAGTCTATTCACAGTCCGTGATGGTTTCGTCCTGGTTGGAATTGACGCCGAAGGACTGGAAGCCCGTTGTCTTGCCCATTACCTGGCTAAATACGACAACGGAGCCTTCACCAAAACAGTACTGGAAGGCAAGAAAGAAGACGGCACAGACATTCACTCCCTTAATGCCAAGGCGTTAGGCGGTATTCCACGAGATACTGCCAAGACTTGGTTCTATGCGTGGATGTACGGTGCTGGTTTAGGCAAGCTCGCTAAGATTCTTGGCTGTAGCGAAAAACAAGCAAAAGCCAAGTACGAGCTTTTCCTAAAGAACATGCCAGCTTTTAAGCGTCTCAAAGAAGACATAGACCGTGCAGTAAAGAAGCGAGGGTTCTTGTGGGGACTGGACCGTAGGCAGTTAAAAATCCGGTCCAGTCATTCGGCCTTAAATACCCTGCTGCAAAGTGCTGGTGCCGTGGTGATGAAGAAGGCTTTGGTGCTTCTCGATCAAAGCCTTCAAGACCACGGGCTTGTCCCTGGCTCAGACTACGAGTTCTGCGCCAATGTACACGACGAATGGCAGATAGAGTGCTGCCCTGATTATGCAGTCTTAGTAGGTGAGCTAGGAAAGAAAGCCATTCAAGCAGCAGGAAAGCACTTCAAGTTTAAGTGCCCTTTGGATGGAGACTATGCCATAGGGCTGACATGGGCTGAAACACATTAAGGAGGGAGTATGCAGCATCAGGAAGGATTGAAGCACGATACAGGCAAACCGCCTATGGCGCTGTTACCTTGGGGAGCTCTAGAAGAAGTGTCTAAGGTGTTTGGCTTTGGTGCAACCAAGTACGGGCCACATAATTGGAAATACGGCCTGAGCAACATGAGGACACTGAGTGCTGCCCTGCGCCATATTTCGGCGTATCTGCAAGGAGAAAACTACGACCACGAAACGCATTTACATCCGCTAGCTCATGCAGTAGCGGAATTGTTGATGACCATAGAACTGGAACTGATGTATGGAGGTAAATACGATGAACGCTTCTTCGGGCCTGAACATTGAGAAATGCTTCCAAAACCTGGAAAACCTGTTGAAGAACCATGACTGGTACTATGAGATGAGTGACGACTTCAGGGCATGGAGTGTAGGGAAAAGTGAATGGAGAGCCATTCAATCGTTAGTGGCTATTTGCTTGCGTCATGATGTGCTCAGAACTGAGACATTGGTGCAGCAGTACACACCTGAATGCTACAAGCCTTACATGAACGCTTTGCTTCAATACTACAGCACGAGAGGAGAGAAACAGGAGAAAACTACGACCAGAACGGAGGTAACGCCCAATGGATAAGAGACTGCCCGAAAATATTGAAAACCTTCTGGAAAAGCGTTTCGCTGTGCTTATTCAGCCGTCTGTTTTGCAGCGAATCATTGACTGGAACCGGGTTCGGAATGGCCTGGAGTTTGACCCGAACCTGGAAGTGCGGATGCTTACCGAAGAAGCCCACGAGTTCTTCCATGCCGAGTGTCTGGAAGAACAGATTCGAGAGTTTGCTGATTTCATGTTTGTCCTGGCTGGTACGATTGCCAAGTTCTACAGCACTAAGCATGCCTCGGCCATGCTGCTTACACAGAACTTCCAACATTTCAGCACGCTTATGGAATGGGTAGCCCAGGTGCGTGCGGAAATGTTCGATACGATGCTGTCCACAATAGAGGAAACCGTGGACGTAGATGAAGAAACTGCCGAGGACATGCTGAAGCTCATGGTTAGGCAAGCGTTGGAAATCATTACTGAAGCTAACGAAAAGAAAGGGACCGAGAAGGACGAACACGGGAAAATCGTAAAGGGGCCAGACTATGTGGCTCCTGACGGCTTGATTAAGGGCATGGTGTGGGACGTTCTCAGGAGGAAGTATGAGTATGAAAGTTAAGCTGTTGAATTATGAAGCGGCCACGGCTTCTATGTTCATAGCTGGACAAGCAGGAAAAGTGTGTGTGGGCCAAGATGGCAGCCGCTTTACCTATGAAAACCTGATTGAATACTTGAAAAAGTTGATTGGGAAAGGGCATGAAAGTGTGATTGAACACATTTCCCTTTCCTTCAAAATCGAAGGTATTAGCCGTGCCTGTTTGCAGGAATTGGTACGCCACAGGATTGCTTCATATTCTGTTAAATCTACACGTTGGACGTTGAAAGAACTTCTGAAGGAGAATGTAGCAGAAAATCCAAGAGCTCTGAAAAAATTCATAGTTGATTGGAACACATTCACACCTGAACAGCAAGCAGCCATTTGGCAGACCATTAAGCATATCTGCGAAATGCTTAAACAAGGATTACCTAATGATGTAGCCAAAATGCTGCTTCCTGAATGTTTTGGTACAAATTTGGTAATGACCATAAACCTACGCTCATTCAGGAATTTTCTGAAGTTGCGAACTTCACCTAGAGCACACTACGAAATTAGGAACCTGGCTTGGGCAATGTACGATGAACTGCCTCTAGGGCTTCGAGAATTGGTTAAAGATGTAATGGGGGAAGTCTGCTGACCTACCTTAATACTCCCCTAGAACGTACTAAGAAAGCCTAAGCCTTCTACCAGGTGTAGTGCGTTCTAGAGGCTACACCATAGGAGGATTGAGCGTGTTTTCACCGTATCAAGAGTTTATCTTCAAACGAACCTATGCTCGTTGGCTAGAAGATAAACAGCGACGAGAAACATGGGATGAAACCATTTCCCGTTACAGTAACTACTTCAAGCCCAGGGTGCCGTCTAGTCTGTTGGAAGACTACCAGACGGCCATTAACTTGTTCCGAAACCAGGAAATCATGGGTTCCATGCGTGCCCTGTGGACGGCTGGGCCTGCGCTGGACCATGACAACATCTGCGGGTTTAACTGCGCCTATACTACGATCACTCAATGGACGGACTTTGCCGAAATCCTGTATATCTTAATGAATGGAACCGGCGTTGGTACAACTGTTGAGCGCCAGTTTATTAATCAGCTTCCTAGTATTTCCGACACTTTTGATGAAACTTCTACTGTGATTACCGTAGAAGACAGCAAAGAAGGTTGGGCTAGGGCATTTGCCTTGTGGCTGTCTTACCTGAGCCTGGGCTTGGTCCCGAAGTACGACCTATCTAAAGTACGTCCGAAGGGTGCCCGTCTGCGTACCTTTGGAGGTAGAGCTTCGGGACCGGAACCCCTGCGGGATTTGTTCGAGTTCACCAAGCATATCTTCCAGAAGGCAGCCGGACGCAAGCTCTACTCCGATGAGTGTGCCGATATTGTGTGTAAAATCGCTGATATAGTAGTTGTGGGTGGTGTACGCCGATCAGCAATTCTCATTCTGAGCAACCCTAGTGACAGGAGGATGGCACAATACAAGGAAGGTGAATTTTGGCTTCGTCACCCGTACCGAGCTTTGGCTAACATTTCAGCGTGTTACACTGACATGCCCGATGCTGCAACCTTCCTGGGCGATTTCCTGAAGATTATCAAGAGCGGGACCGGAGAACGGGGAATCGTAAACCGGGAAGCCCTACGAAACACTTCACCTGAGAGACGGGACCGTTTCCCTGAATACGGCCTTAATCCTTGTGGTGAAGTGATTCTCCGACCAAAAGAGTTCTGCAACCTGACCGAAGTAGTGGCTCGGCCCTATGACGACGGTAACACCCTTAAAGCCAAGATCAGGGCAGCCGTTCTGCTTGGCTGTTTGCAGGCCACCCTAACCGATTTCCAGTTCATTAACAAAGACTGGAAGGCTAACTGCGAAGAAGAACGGCTTCTAGGTGTGAGCATAACCGGCATTATGGATGCGCTTTTCCTGTATAACTACGCTCCCTTGACGCATTTCCGGCAATACGCTGTGGCCTGTGCTGAAGAATTTGCTAAGAAGCTGGGAATCATTAAGCCTCGGGCTGTCACTTGTGTTAAGCCGTCTGGTACAGTGAGTCAACTGGTGAACGCTGCCAGTGGGATTCACCCTCGATACTCTCCCTATTACCTGCGGAGAGTTCGGGTTGCTACAGTGGACCCCTTGGCTCAGTTCCTTTTGGATATGGGAGTACCGGCTTATCCAGAAGTAGGCCAGACCTGGGAAAACTGTTCTACGGTAGTCTTTGAGTTTCCCATCCAGTCCCCGCCTGAATCCATTTGTCGGGACCAGATTTCAGCCGTTCAACAACTTCAGTATTGGGCTACCTGGAAAACTGGGTGGTGCGAGCACAACCCTTCAGTGACCATCTATGTGAAAGACCATGAGTGGCCTGATGTGGCTAGTTGGCTTTACAAGCACTGGAATATCCTGGGAGGTATTACGGTACTACCGCACGATGGTGGTATTTATCCGTTGGCACCCTACCAGGAAATCACAGAAGAACAGTACCACGAAGCCGTAGCAGCCTTTCCCAAACTCGATTTCAGCTTGCTCACTGGATACGAGAAAGAAGACCATACAGAAGGCGCAAAAGAGTACGCCTGTATGGGTGGTGCCTGTGAGTTTTAATTAGAATAGCCCAAATTCGCACGACATTGGCCTAGAACGCATTTTATAGGGGCACCCTATACCTTTCTATAGGGTTGCTCCTTTTTTGCGTTCTAGGGGCATTCTCGTGCGAATCTGAGGGTTTCACACATAGTGTAACATAAATGGAGGGTAAAGGTGTGGCTACGCAACCGAACAAGCAAGAGAAGCCTTCGGCTTCCAAAAAGAAACCTTCGGCTTCTTGGAAGCTGTTGATAGACGGTGACTTACTCTTATACCGCTTTGGCTTCAAGCACGAAGACACGTTCGAGTGGCCGGACACGGAAGACTTTGATGAAGTCCAAACGACGGTCACAGATTTAGACTCAGCAATCAACGAGTTAGACGCCTTCATTGAGAACCTGTGTGAGCAGCTTCATGTTAAGCAGTACATACTCTGCTTCACAGGTAGCTCACCATTTCGCTACCAAATACTTCCATCGTATAAACACAACCGAAAAAACACACCTAAACCTGTCTTGTATTACCAGTTAAAGGAACACCTATTTGAAAACCACCCGGTTAAAGTTAAGGACAACCTAGAAGCAGATGATGTTATGGGAATACTTGCAACTAAGCCTTCTCAATTCTCTTACATTATCTGCTCTATAGATAAAGACCTACGCCAAATACCTGGGTGGCTCTTTAACTGGAACAAAGATACTCGCCCCACATTCATATCAAAAGACCAGGCAGATCGCTGGTTCTACCGTCAGTGCTTAACAGGCGACCCGGTAGATGGGTTTAGTGGTTGTCCTGGTATTGGAGCGAAACGTGCCGAGAAAGTCTTAGATGCTGTTTATACGGCTTATAACGGAAACCCACCACTACAGGAGGTTTGGAAAGCGATATGTGAGGAATACAAAGCGAAGGGCTTAACTGAAAGCTATGCTCTCACTCAAGCTAGGATGGCTCGTATTCTTCGGGCTGAAGACTTTGATGTGTCCACCAACCAGCCCATTCTTTGGGTTCCAACTAGAAGGAGGGAAAGATGCTTCTGACACCTGAAGAATTTCAAAAAATCATTACTACCGCTACTCAACGTACTGGTTTCTCGTTCCCGGATATTCTCTATGGCGTGGCTTCTGCAGAGAGTAACTTCAACCCTTTGGCTGTTCGCTACGAAAAGCACTACAAGTGGCTCTACTATCCCGAAGATGTACGCCCTCTTGGATGCTCACAAGAAACTGAAGTGTCTTTGCAAAAGCACTCATGGGGAATGTTCCAGATGATGGGGGCCGTCTTCCGGGAGTTGGGCCTGAAAGGCTGGCTGACGTGTGTGGTGGCCGACCCTCAGCTACAGGCTAATTATGCTGCCAGGTATCTTAATAAGCTCTACAAGAGATACGACAGCATAGAAGACACTGTAGCTGCCTACAATGCCGGAAGTCCCAGGCGTAGGAAATCTGGCGTCTATGTGAACCAGGGCTATGT